GGATATGAAGCAGATGACGAGTTGGATGAGAGTCTTACTCCCGTCAATCATAAACCCATGACTCCCTCTGGAATCACAGTTGACGGTAACCAACTTTCAGGTGGTGGCACTACTATAGTCACCAACGGTAATTCCTCTGAAAGTGGTATCATAGCAGAGGGGGATGTTCTCTATTCTTCCAATTTAGCCCTGATAGGTACAATAGCATCTGGTGGTATAGGTGCTAATATCACACTCACCGGTAATAGAGCCACCGACCTCACAGATGATGAGGAGTTGTATATTGGTGTGGGCACTAATGCCTACCCCAATACTACCCCTCAGATAATTACTGCTTCTCACACCCCATCCACAAAGCACGACTCTGTTTTTCACAAGATAGTGATAGAGCCATCTACAAGCAAGAATAGTGATTTAACTGACAAGGGCGACTATGAGAGGAGAGAACCCAGTCAAGCAATAGAGTCACCTTCCAATGGTGAGTTCGATAAGGCAGGCACAGTGTCTGGTACTAACATTCATGAGATGTTTGATATTATTGATAATCAATTTAGAGATAGCAACAACACTCTAAGATTGTTCTTACAACCCTCTGATAGAAGGAGAATCAATCAATTATCAACGATGCGCTCACAGATTTCAGACTTCAATGAGCCTAATTTTGTTTCTTTGATGTATCTCATGAGTAGGGCTAGAATAAGAGCGGTATTGGAATCTAATAATGCTGGTGACAGTTTCACTACCGTGAAGTGTGTAGGACTCACAGAATCCACAGTTAACAGAAATGTATCCGTTAGAGGAAAGGGCAGTCCAGACTCGCAGATAGTCAAGGAGATAGAGCCTAATGCACCTGTTGTCACTGTTACGCTTGGTGGGCCGGGTCAAGGTGCTATGGATACCAAACCCACATACGACCCTAGTCCACTTGCTAGACTCCCATTCTCAACTAGGAGAAATCTTGCAGTCCTTGGTCATCTAGCAACATCAGGTTCAAGTGGAGGAGTGATTGTAGTCAAACCTCTCAACAACAACTCTCCTGATTTGGCTTCTTGGGGCACATACGGTTTCCCGAAAGTAGGTAGAGTGTATCTGCAAGATGGCGCAAGCGCGAAGTATGATAGCAAGGATGCATCGCAGTTCACCTTCACAGATGCTAGCGCTGGTGAGGGCAAGTTCCTACTAGGTAATGGCACTGAGTTCACTGACTTCACCTCTTGGCTTTCAGCCACTGATATCTCAAAAGGGATTGGTGGTTTAGAAGACATTAACGTCTCAGTGACATTATTCGCTGACCGTTTCTTTGATGAGACCTCACTAGCAGAGGATGGGACCACTGTCAATGACAGAATGTTCCAAGGTATGAGTGATGTCCAGCATGACTACCAACTAGGTACTCAGTATGCCAGCACTAGGGCACTCGTGGAGATACCCTTCTTTGCTAATCAGTTCTTTAATGACCCAAGTAGTGGAACCTTCCCCGGTCCAGACAACTCCTTCAAGATTCACATTGACGCTACTCACACATCTCACACATACAACCCAAGTCCAGTCGGTAGGAGACCCAAAGGTGTAGAACCGGCAGACAGAGAGGCTATGTCTGCATTCTCCCTCAACAAGAAGCAGAACCAGTATGCCCCATCAACTACAATCACTAAGTTCGATACTGAAACTCTAAATTATTATGTCACAGTGGCCAATGTTAATACCTTTCCAAACCCACGTCCGGGTAATTCTGAGTTAGTTGAAACCACCACAGATAGTGACCCCTATCAGAATGTGGGTGACCACGTAAGAAATTACAGAAAGATATTCCTATCAAATGGTGAGTGGGCTTACTATAGACAGAAAGCAGGCAATACACTCTACATTCCAAGAGACAACGGTGCAGAAAACTGGGCTTTCTCCTCTGGCTTTCTTACAGGTGCTGTAGTAGGGGCTGCTGTTTCTACTGGAGGACCCACACTCCCATTGCAAGGTATCATTCCCATAGGCTCTGATGCATTCACACCGTCTTCGGATTTCGAGAACAGAGGGGAGTACTACCACGATGCAGCCAGTGTCAAGACACAAGGGGGCAATGTGGACTACGGGCTACGCCAGTATGTCAGTGCTGTGGAGTTCAAGGAAGGGCCTGAGTCCAACCCTCATGCCCCTAGGATAGTCGGCGGAAGAGCAGTAGGTAAGGTGAATACAGTAGCCCATAAGAATCTAGATGGTGCGAACGGTGCATTCGTCAATCAGATTCTAATCACCATGTCAGATGAGGACATGGACCTCTTCCCTGACTTGGACTACGAGGACATGAGCACATACTCATTCTCCTCAGGAGAGTTCCTCTATGAGGCTGAGACTATAGAGAAGTCCACTGGTAATGTGTACAAAATGCATTACTATGGTAGACTTACCAAGAATAGTATCAGTGATACCATTGCACCGAATGTTCTGGTATTTGTTTACAGGTCCGCCTCAACATCTATGCCCCCTTGGGTTACTGAACTACCCGGCGAGGAAATCAAATTGACTAGAAGAGTGAGGGACATTCTAGGAGCAGTTGATGGTGATGATGGTGACGGGGATGCACTTAAAGAAGTCAACAATGAAATCATAGCCAAGACATACAAACCCACTGATGATGATACTTGGACAATCACTGCATCTTCACTAATCAGTTTCAATGTGACTATTACTAACAGCAACGGTAGGTTAGCAGGCTCTAACACCCTAGGCCTGAATCTAAGGGAGGGTGACCTACTTTACTCAGAGGAGGAGGAAGTAGATGATATTGCTACTAAGATACTATACATAGGAAAAGTGTCCAAAATAGAGGACTACGACGATGGTACTTACACTGTAAATCTAACTTCCTTTGCTAAGAACACCGCTTCGGCAAAACCGCTCAGGCTATCCATAGCCAACGCATACGAGGAAGACTCTGACGCTGTTCTCAACAAGTCTTGGAACTACCCATACGCTGCTGGAGGTTTGAGGAGCGGTGACACGATATGGGCCAACATGACAATCAACAATCCCTATGCGACAGAGGGTCTGTTCTCCAAGAGCAGAGGGGTGTTCAACGAGGCTCAGGTGTGGAAGGGATTCAACGGCGGTGTGGCCAGCCTCGCTGCATCCAGACCTAGGGAGAGCGTGCCACTGGAGAACTTCCTCATTGGTGATACATGCCTTGAGACTGCGATAAACTACGCACAGCATGTAAACCAGACAGTCAAGGAGAACTACAAATCTCTCGGTCTTACTGAGTCACAAGCACCCAAGGTAGCATACGTTGACCCGTATCTCGCTGAGGACGGCCATGCTAGGGTGCTTCTCTATGACGTTGCTCATGACAAGGAGTTCATTGCCTTCCAAGACCTGCACATGCAAGTTCAGACGAGCGCAGAGGCAGTCACTATCGGCAGACCTAGGAACATGGTGGTTGGTGAACCTACCGACACTGATTTAGATGGTGTTCTTGATAGTGGAATAGCACCAGTGGACTTGGCTGAGTACACAGCCACATTCAATGGTGGTGGGCCGTCATGGATTACTACACAGATTGACGTAGCCAACGGTTTCCCAAGTGAGAACAAGTACATCCGCTCGACACAACAGTCCAAGTTCATAGAGAGTGCATACTCACATGACTTGGCTAATAGACTAGGCACTGATGTTATCACTCCAGTTAATGGCTCTCTACCGAGTAGTCTACCCACTAGCCCAGTAACATCCTCATCACCGGGAATATACGGTAAGGCACACGGTCATCACGTGCACACTGGGTACAGCATATTTGGCGCAGCAACTGACTACTCCATGGGAGACAGTGTTTTACCAAGGACAAATGACTCCACAGTCAATCCATTCACCGCAAACAGCAACCACTCATTCTCACGAACAAAGAGGTCTTTGACTGAGGCATTCACAGCGGCACTGGTCAAACTGAGGACTGATACATCTCTTGCTACTCTTAGAGACCCATCCACATTCTTCGACACACCTGATGGGACTCGTGTCATCCCCGCATTCCTATGTCTGAAAGGTGTAAGAGACACTAACCTTGACCTCACAGGTCATGAGGAGAGTAGGTTACAACATCTCAAACAATGGACAGACATGGATTTCTTGAGAAGATTAACGGTAGACTGCGGGGCTGTTTCTGTAAAATCAAGTGTAGTTTCCATAGAGTCAGCAGCACAGGAGATTGTGAGGCAAATCAATCAGGCAGGTGCACCTAAAGGACAAATTGTAGTTGACAAAGACACAACTGGCAGCGCTCATGACCCGGCCCCGTTTTGGGATGCAGACAAGGCGTTCTCCTCTCGTGATAGAGGAACGCACATGGGATACGTCAGAGCACATATTGGGAGGGAAGTGCAGGACAATAATGGGAACATAGGGTTCACCGTTGTAATACACAGCACAGTTCCCGGCGCTAGTGGTAGGAACTTCTGCGTATGGTTAGACAATAGCAAGGGTCAGGCAATCTATCAGCCTGATTTCCTCATAGGTCATGGCGGTAGATGGCGTGACTTCTGGGCATTACCAGACGAGAAAGAAGGAGAGAACATGCACCCAGCCCCTATGCCTCTCAATAAACACGGTAGACCATTCGCACCAATTACCACCCTCACACAATACATCAACCCAGAAGAGACGGGTGAGGATGTGATTAGCGCTACAGATTTCATAGACTCAGAAAGTGATGAAAGTCCAGTCATCAGAGCAATATCCAATGCTCTAGGAGGAGGGCAGCAATTCAACACCGTCAACACAGAATCATTCTCCACCATAGGCTCTTCTTCTACAATCATAAGCGGGCTTAGAGTAGGCAAGAATGCTGTAGGTAGAGTCAACTTCGGTGGACTGGTAGCCAGTGGAGTACCCGGTTTCGCGCCTAATGCTGGCGTATGGGGGTATGGTAAGAAGGGTTCACAGAAGTTCAGAGACAGATACGGGGGGACTTCATCTGCTGTCTCTTACACTAACCACACAGATGCTAATGATTTGAAAGCAGACAAATTAGGTAACACTCCCATCTATGGAATGAAGATGACCGACCATAGAGGCACACACCATGGTATTCGATACATCTACAAGTCCATGGACTCAGATTTTGCAAATGACAATACCACTCTTCCAGATACCATATCCAGTGAGGTTTGTGTGTTCTTCAATGACAGAGACGTTGGTCTTGGAGGCTTCACACTAGGCAAGCACATGAGAGGCAGTGGAGATGCCACTGGTAGGATGGAGGAACTAGGTACTAACAACTCTAGTATGACAGCCAAGTCTTGGACTGGTAACAGATGGAGAGGAGTGGCCGCACCAAACATAGCAGTCAACTGCACACTGAGCAGAACCACCACCACTCTCACTGTTACCTTAGCGGCACCATTCAGTAGTGCTGGTGGGCTTGCACATCACGATGTGCTAGGTTACCTAGGCTTCCCAGTTACTGACGGTATACTACAAGTGACTGATTCTCAAGGTGGTAATCAAGGAATGACGTTCTCGTATACTAGAAGAACGCAGGAGAACAAATCAGGCACTCACAAGTTCTTTGGTATTCAAGGTAGTGAAACTTTAGGTGAATCTTCTGATAATTATCTCATAACTCCAGTTCTTAATTGGACCACATTAGTAACTGATGAGTTGATTGCAGCAGTCACCACTGCCGCTATAAACGCAGAAAGGAAGGGAATCAACAACCCTGAGGGAATATCCTTCGATTGCACAAAGATGTATGCTACTGATGGTAAGACGTTTGGTGATTGGGGTGTTTCCTCTGATGCAATCAAGATAAGGGCATATGACCCAACCAAGAACATCAGACCACTCTCGGACTTCTTCAGGGCATCAATACACCGTGATTTTGGTATTCAGGCATCTCACATTGAGTTTGGTGAAGTAGAGAAGACTGAGTTGGCATCAACAGGTTGGGCTTTCGGTACATCAAGAGCAACCACTGATGCTCTCATAGAGGGAAATCAATCCTTCGCTTGTGGTTACATACCCAACACAGTAATGCAAATATCCACCAAGAGCAGAGGACCGAACAGTAACACAGCAACACCTGTTCTAGTGGACTCCCTCAACAACTTAGTGGATACCTCTGATTGGAGAAGGAATCTCAAGGGTGAGAGTTTCACGAGACACAGCGGTGACCACATCCTCCCGATGATAAACAACCCGAATGCTGTGTACGACCCAACCGGTGGTAGCAGCGCCGCTGATTGGGCCATTGGTGGTAGCGACCATCTTACTCTTCAGCATGAGATGTGGAACTTCCTGATACCAGCAGGACAGGAGGGTGCTAGTAGTAGAATACCATCCTTCGGTGAGACCAAGACCATCTTCATGAACGACAAGAAGTCTGTCGCCGTAGAAAGTGTGAATGGCGGTACAAGTACAACTAAACTCGCTTGGTCTAATCCCTCTGAGGACTGGCCAGCAACTGAAGTAGCAGACGTATTGGCTTTCTCACACTGGGCAAAGTTGGATATAACCAAGGATTTCGATGGACTGCGCTCCTTAGGTAGTGTGTTCTCAGAACCATTCGTATTCTTCAGAGGTGGAAAAAGCAGTGCAGACCACAGTGTACCTCTCTTCTTCGGTGGAGGATTCAGCGGTGTGACACTCGACATCAATGATGGAACAAAGAACGACTACTCCTCGTTCTACACACACCCGTATGCGAATGGTCCTACAGGAACTACAGGCATACAGAACGCCAATGAGATATCTACCAGTTTTGCTTTGCTCGATGGTAACGCTATGTTTGCATTCTTCCCCGGTGCCGCTTTATGCAATCAACATAGGGGAAGCATCCTCCCACCCATGTTCAACAAGGATAACATCCTGTCACCAGACTTAACCAAGACTGGCACCACAATCAACAGTGGCCATCCTTACAGTACACCATACACCAATAACTCAGGCACGAACATTACAGTTCAGAAACCAAGCCCTTTGATTCTGAGGTTCGCACACCCTACTGCAAGGTATGAAGACCATAGAGATGGCACTGATAGCAAAACCACATACCTCATCTTCGGGCCGGGTCAGGCATTCCCATTCACACAAGAAGTAGCAGATGGTGGTAGCGCCTACAACACCGAACAACCGCACCCCGGAAGAGTCATTGTCAATGGTAATGGGTGGAGCAAAGTACCACTAGCAACAGCCACACAGAGATTTCCTAACCATATAGAAAGCGAGGGTATACTTGCAGACGGCACGTTTGGTACTGGGTATTTCATGCCTGAAGCGTCTGCATATCAATTAGTAAGAGGAAGATTCCATTGGAGAGCAACATACAACTGGGAGCCACCACAGGGTAAACCTAATGCTGCTATACTCAAACAAACACCATCTTCTGGAAGAATGTATGGTAATCATTTCAATTACAGGACTGCAACTAGTGGTATAGACAATGACATACTCAAAGCACATCCAATGAGACACTGCCCGGTTATTGGTCACGGCGTGGCTATGGCCGCTGATATGGTGTATCACATGGACGGTGGGTATCATCCCGGTGGTCATTGGATGGACAACCAAATCACATTCAACCCTCCACACCCAAAAAGTGACACTATCTTACAACGATGGGGTAGCGGTTCAGCGGATACAGTATTGCATCCAAGTGCATACAGAGTAGCAGGTCCAATAACCACTAAGGTGCTTGCATACGCTGCGAGTGAAGGAGACTTAGTTGCTGCTGATGTTGATATGGAATACATCATAGTAGACGCAACTAGATGTCAGAACGGTGAGGAACTCTCTGCTGTACTAGGTTCAGCAATCAACTCTTTCCCCGGTGCTGGTGCCTTAAAAGCAATGGGAGGTACACACAATCCCTCTATGAGTAATGCAATGAGACAGGATAGATATGGGTGGATTGAATCCACGTACAGTGCTATAGTAAACTCAAGCACAGACCCTGATGATAATCACATAACAGTAACAATGAGTGGGGGGACACAGGATTCACTTGAGCAGATACCAGCCTGTGGTTGGCTCAGAACAGCAGCGTCAGGCTTTGCACCATACTATGCAAGAGAAGTACACAATGATGGTGCTTGGAAAGTCAAGTTCTACTTAGCGCCTAACAGAATAAGTGGACAAATGAAGTTTGAGGACAAGACCACTTGGTATGATACAAGTGGCGCTAAAGATACATTCCCCACAGTCAACTCTGGTAGCATTTGGATATGGTCCAAGGCCGGAGTACACAGATTCAACAATGACAATTCACCAGAACGTGACCATATGTGTCAAACTCACTTCTCAGGTCTAGTGGATGCAATAGACAGAACAAGACCAATAGGCGCAGTTGGGTGGGCTGGTGAGAGATACTCCTACCTCAACAGCCTCAAGGTGGGTACAGAGGGCTATGCTGCTGGTTTAGGTGCATGGCACCCAATGCTAGGTTTCTCACCATACGGTAGTGCTTCATCGGCAATGACAGCATTAGGACATCTACCAGTAGTCGCCCCTATGACTCACAGCCCTGAGTCATTACCACCAGTAGATGGGATGGGTGCTAGTGCGGCAAACCTGATGACATACCTAGGTGACCCATACAGCAATTCCACTGGCTTCAGAGTCAATAGCGACAGTCAAGCCGCCTACAACATAGGACACCAAGTGTTCGTTGCTCCATATACAATTCACACAAAACCTCCAATCTACATAGACACAACACTACCAGACTTCATGACACACCCACAGGGTGTCTTCGGTAGGGCTTTCCTAGTAGTCAGTTACGAATGCGAGAGTGCACTGGTAGCCAAGTACGACAGAGATGTAATCACAGGACTAGGTGATTGGTTGCAGGTTAAGGGTGCTGCTGCAAACAGTGTAGCAAACCCAATACACTATGCAGGCACAACAGAATGGGATGAGAGATTCCACGGTCAAGATAGATTCATCGCACCAGCAAACGCAGGACCTAATGTGGAAGCAATGGTTCACATCACTCCTACTGTACCATCATTCTCAGATTACACTACAAACCACGTACTAGACGGTTCACCATTTAACGCCGCATACTTCTTCCATGGGTCTGCTGCTTCTAACACAAATCTAGAGAATGCAATACCCAGTCTCCATAAGACTGGTGACCTGATACTAGACCTAGACCACTCGGTAGGTTCCTTCTTCCTTGAGGAGACAGGGGTTGAGAGGAACGTAGCAGATGACTTCTACACAGGTGAGGACTTTACACAACTCTACGATGATGGTGGTGGTACACCTTCTCATGATGACTTCTGGGTAGGTGATGTCAATGCATTTGACCTATACAAGCGTGCACCAGCAAAGAACTTCTCAGTAGAACACGTAGTGTGGAAGAGGATGGATGGCGGCAATCTCTCACTACCTGCAATCAACGCACGCGGTTTAGGTGCTGTTCCATTCGTCAACCGGGTCAGTGGAGGCACAGCATACACAATGGGTGAGAAGATATACGGAAACGTGAGATTCTCTTTCGAGACTACCAACGGTGCAATGCTACCAGTGTTACAAGCACAGGAGTTGAGTCACCCACAATTAGCATCTAAGTTCCCTAAAGAAATAAGTAACGTATTAGACATACCAAACGAAGAACTACAGTTCGAGGAGATGGTAGTCATTGATGACTCAGGACAACAACACATCTTGGAAGGTGGTAGTCCTCTTGGCACAATCATTAGAGGTTTCAGAAAAGTCAACGATAGAGAAACAAAGGGTATGGCACCATCTCTCGCTAACAGTGGAGTAGCGCCTAATCTCAAGATACAGTTACCTGACCCTAATACGATACCGGGTAACATAGTAATAAGGTCTGGATTCGATAGAGTGCAGGCTTATCAGAACGAAACAATGGGTTCTGGTGGTATGATACACCCAGACCTAAACGAGAACTACATCGGTAGTTTGTTTGATAATTCTGTATCTAGTCCACGAACAGGACCTACATACGAAGACCATAACTGGGAGCATATTGATACTCTCACCAAGGAAAGCACCAACTCAGGATGGAAGGAAAGCACCAACAGTGCACCGTTACAGACCAGTTACGAACAGCACGACAGAACCTTGTACTTCCACGTAACTAAGATGGGACACAGCGGCACCGAGAGATACCCCACAGAATACACTCATTCAGGTGGTGTGGTCAATCAGAGTCTAACAGTCAGTGGTTTTAGTGGCACTACTCTCACAGTATCAGGCACAGTGGACGCTTCGATATACGATGCAGGGTTTGGAACCAAAGAGGTAAGTGACAACAGACGCTTCCTGAGACTCGCCACAACAACAGACTCAGTGGTAGTTTCTTACACAGCAATCAGTGGAGTCACGTTCACAGGCGTGATAGGAGATGTGGATTTCACTGCTTTCCTAGAGGCAAACCCACCAGCGTCAACGACAATCAACATCACCCCCTCATATTACATACCGGCTGGTAGCAACCGATTCTTCGCATCCAGAAGGCTACGTGACCACGCAGAGGTAAGTGGTAACTCACCTGATATGGCGAAGACAGAATACGCTACAGGAACATACGGTACAATTGATACCAACACTCTCGCTCACAACATATACAACAAGCAGGTATTGACACCAATGCCGTTACCACGCATGGGTCATCACTTCGTCACACCCACCATGCCTATGCTACCGGGTCATTGGGCGCACCCAGTATACCAAGGTCTATTCAGGAAACACATGGCAGAAAACGCTTCACTGCGAGGCTTTGCTGACAAGAACATACTGACTGATAGCGTAACTGCCACCATGGACAAAGCAGAGTTGACGGCTTTAGAATCAGGAGCAGTAGTAGACCAGTTCAACGTACATGACCCTGAGTTAGCATTCAGTGGTGTAAACGCGGCCCCCAGTGGTCCCAGCGACATTCATGGGGGCGCGTTTACGCTTATGTTCGAGACGAGTATCAAATATGATGGTTACGGTATTCTCGCATCTACAGGAGCAGCAGGCACAGTTAACCAACAAGGTGGTCATAGCATATTGCTAGAATCCGCCGCTAACTACACTTTGGGTAAACACTTCCCAGACCCCGCTGAGGTGGGCGCATACCAGATTGTGATACAACCAAACACATTCTCAACACAACTGGTGGGATACCATAGTGATGTGTTGGCTTCAACTCTATCATTAACAAGCCAACAGGTAAACACCGTAATAGGCAAAAAGGTATCACATAGCACGCTAGGTACGGTATCACTCACATTAGCACAGGCCACTCAAGCGGATGTAAGGGGTTGTGAGATTTTCATAAATGAAGCAATGTTGGACATAAATCCAGACCACGGAAGCCAATTCACTAACATACCACCACTCCTTTTGTACAACCCATTCGGTGTAGAAGGCACGGAGTCACCCGTTTTCACACGTAGAGCACTACCATACACACCGGGTCAATTCAGAAATGCTACGCCGGGATACACAGTAAGCACACCTTGGTGGTCTTTCCTTCACAAGGTCGCTCCAGACGACGACTCATCCGATAATTTCAAACATATAGCCCATCATCGCCCAGATAATTACTACCATATCAAGAGAAGTACCTTTGGAAGTATAGGAGTACAATTAACAATTGCAGGATACCCTTCAATATATCCAAACATATATTCACATGTATTACAAAATACATCATTAAACCCAAAATGTATTGTTAAAAGTATCCAAAGTGCAGCGGGTGGATATAGAACAATCACTGTAGATGATGCAAGTAGGTTTCCTGAGACACCACAATATGGAGAAGTACTAGAATATACTGATTCTAATGGTATTAGACGCACTTTAGATTACACAAGACGCGCAGGACTGCAATTAAATGCGATAAACAAACCAGATAAACTACAGTCAAGTACCCTTTCTGGGCCTTTTTGGGACAATTTGACGGTAGAAACCACCATTAGATTATCACAACCATATGACATATACAGTTCCAAGAATGTATTAACAGATAATAATAGCAGTATATTTGCAAAAGTAATTTCACAATTAGAGAAAGGTACTAGAGATACTACTAATTTACATATACCAGATGCATATCTATGTATGTGGAATAGTAATTTAGGTAGACCATATACATTCTACTCGGATAGTTCACGTACTTACAATAATCCAACTAGTGATAGAGCGGTTGATAAGAAACCATACAACAGCCTTCCTGAGCATTTCGAGAGTATTCATTATCATGACTCAGTATATGCAATGAGTTTAGGACCATTGGACCTAAGAATAAAAACCGCTAACCCCGATACTAAAACTGGTGCTTCCGCCACAGGAGCGGTTGTAGAGGGATTAACTGATTATCTAGCACAGGGCGGTGATAGCCTAGATAGTCAGAAGATAATGTATAGCAAGTTCTGGCCTTGTGGTAGCCGTGGTGGGCCTTTAGTCAGTCGTTTAGACCTGTACACCGAAGCCAGCGTATCATGGACTATACCCCGTAAATACGCAGCAAATGACTTCTATTACTGGGAAGACGATGACAGCCTACTAGATGGTAGTTACAACATGAACCTCTCTGGCATCAAGTACACTGCAATGAATAGCAGTCACGCTGATAACAGATATTCCTATGGTTGGAGAGTATCAGTTAGACAAGCGTATAACAAACCCACATACGGTATACTACCGGGTAGAGGGAAACTAGAGGATGACAACTCTACAGAGACCGGATACACCACTGATTACGTGGCAGGACCATTGGTGCAGATGGAGTCTACTACATGGTCTTACATTGGTGGTGATGCCTCGCAGTCTAGTGCTTCTATGTCCACAACATATGTTGGTGTCATGGAGAGGCAGACTAACTTCGCGGGTATGCTTGCTGCTGACAGACCTGAGTTCCAAGTGCGTTACAGTGATGGGAGAAGGATGACAAGACCGTTCGGAGCACCATTGAGAACATTAGCGTCCAACACAAATCAGATTGCAGACTGGTGGGGTGACTCAAGATTTGGTAAAGCAAAATATAGCGTCACAGAGGCCGCTCAGTACTATCTGGTGGATTGGTGGGGTAACGAGCGTGGAGAGGACGTAAGGCGTGCTCCAGTGCGTGGATTCGGCATCAGACCAGCATGGGACTGTGGTGATGTATACGAGTATGACAGAACCAACGGAAGAACTCCCCACGCTAGGATATTCAATAACGGTAAGCCCATCTTCGATGTTCTTGGTGTCATAAACTCCTCAGGGGCAAGAACCGGCGACCCACCGAGATTATGTGGTACTCAATCACTGAGTGGTAGTAGCACTGTCCTAGTTGATGTATTCGCACCCACACACTCAATGCGTGTGGGAGACATGGGTAACGGTAGAGGGGTCAGATACCCAAGCCAATTCAACGAGGACATACTCACAGAACTTTCAGAACCAATACATTCCACTGGTATAGTGTTAAGCCACAACACAGCAGAACCACCAGCCGTAACGGGCTTGTTACGCCCCCGTAACGATGTACTGCAAGCCGATGAGATTCCTAGGGGAATCAGTGCTAGATTGGAGATTGCAGAGGATGGCCTCCTCAAACCAGACGCGGTAGTTAGTGACCGAGTGGAGAGTGTGGTAGGTTCTAGCCCACATAAGGACGCAATCAGCAGAAGCACACCGAGGATAGGGGTAGACGCTGAGAACATGGAGGGACTTGAGAAGGACCACATAGTAATCAATACGGAGGCACACAGCCTACACACTGATAGAGGGGTAGGGCAGAGGACTGTGCTTCATGGTGCTTTAGTAGCCAATTCTCAATCCATTGGTGACTTGGACCTGACATCTACTAACTTCAATAGTAACATGAACAACATACTCAGATTCAGCCACACTAACAACGTCAACCCTCTTGGTGGTAGTTATGTGTTAGAGACCAAGAGTTACGGTGCTTTCTTTGATGATACAGGTTGGGGGCTGGATGGTGTGTCTGGTGCAGCATTCACAACAAATCCATATCAAAATACCGATTTCAATAGAAATACCATGATGAACAATCAAAACGACCAGAGCATACAGTGGTTGTTACGCCCCGTCCGTGTCCTAGACAAACAACATGTAGAGATGTTCAGACCACTATCTGCTGTGGGTGGTAGCACAGCACAACCGGGTTCAAACTTCTTCAGAGCAACTGCTGGTGGAAAGTATGGTTTGTTCACATACAATGTAGCAACACCAAGAGTTGCGACTGATAACTTCCCAAGGTCAACAGCATCTGATACCAACGGACCATACGTGCCTGTGTTTTACATGTCCGCATCCAGTTCTGTCACTCCTACATCCCAAGGTCCTAAGATTCTAGGAACAGAATCCACAGGTTTCGACAAGACTAGCATCACTAGCCCAGTGACGAGAATGGTGATGAGTGAGAATACCCTTCAACACTACAGAGCAGATGCTGCTAGAAGGAGACAGATGGAAGAATCAAATGAGTTAGTTAGGAGAATAGACTTCAGCATAAAACCTAGATTCAGCCAGTCTCTACACCCTAAGGGACACAAGGGTGATGTGACTTTCAACGTCAGTAACCACAGTGGTGATGCTTCATGACCAATCTAAAGGCAAGTGGTGGTAAGTTCAATAACACCGTCAATGAAATCATGCAGCATATCAGAAAACCTGTGTTTGTGGACAATGCTGTACACCATGCACTTCTCTCATCACAGTCTGATAACAAACACAAGGTGACTATAGAGAATAGAAACAATGCTACCTACAATGTGTTCAGCGAGAAGAGGTACGAGTTGGTTGAAGGGGAAGCGGCTGTACAACTCACTCATGTAAGTGTACCGGGCCATTCAAGCAAAGCAGCACCATTCTACGAAAGTAGTGTTATTTCTTCATCTTCCACTTTACCTACTCTGATGTATAGCGGGGAGAACACTAGTGAGAGGCTTACTCTTTCAACAGCGGAAACTTCCACTGAGGGAGTTAAAATCAACATGAAGAATATGAAGGGGAGAAGTCTGAAGGATATAGGTTTCAGAGGTAGTACTGTACATCTTGGAGACCCTATTGATGTTGGCTTAAGAACTAGCGACTTGGCTATGAGGTTAGGTTCAGATGTAACATCTACTCTTACATCAGTGCAGATAGGCTCATTGAGACACTCTGCGAATACTAACGAAGGTAGGAGAAAACACACCAACAAGTTCCTTGCAGAGGACTTCTTCGGTATTCCCCTCATATCAGCACTCAAGTTCACATCACGTCATGATGGAAATATCATCTACTTCGATAGATTTGCTAATCTGATGTACACACCATTCAGATTCTCATCATCAAATAGATTCCTAGATGCTACCATCAGACAAGGCAACGAGGAAACCAACCCATCATCTCACAACGAAAATAGAATCTCAATCAAAGGGGTTCCCTTAGCACTTAATGAGAATGCTTCTGTGGTGGTTGATGATGCAGAGAGACAACAAGGTAAGTTCGATACAGACATACAAGAGACAACAACCCCTATCTTTGATGCTACAGTTAAGACCAATGCAGCAGCCAAGAGGGTTGCAAGACAGATTCTGAAAGCCAACTCCCTACAACAAGGCTCTCTGAGAAGTAGTGGACACCCCGACTCTTGGGACTTAAGACCCGGTAAGGTAGTATCCTATCAAGGAGAGAAGAGACTCATCATTGAATCTAGACACACATTATCTTCTAGACTAACAGACATGAACTTCGTCTCCATACAAAAAGGAATTGAAGGTGTGTTACAGGGAATCAGTAAGGGGATGGTTTCAGCATCAGCGGGTGATAATCCAGACATCATAAGTCAGAAGACTGAAAAGAATCTCTCTCTGTTTTCTTCATTAGAAATTAGAGTAATTCCCATTATAACAGTCAGAGTTGTCGAAAGCCTCAATTCTAAGTTTGCAATCGGTAAGGCTGCTGGGAGGGCTACGATAGGCAAGGCTAACACACAAAAGGTGATTGGAATGTCCAAGTTTAGCGAAGTCAGTATGAGAGGTGGTGAGTAATGCCTGCGAGTGATTACATCAAGAGAGTTATGTTGGATACTATAGCATCTAACATCAACGAAATGATAATTGGTTTTGATGGAACACCAGCCACGCCCTCTGATGGTGCTGCTGGTAGACCAGCGGTCACAATTACACCCACTGTGACTGTGATAGATGACTCGACTTTGATGGTCGAAGGGACCTTAGGAACCGAACACTCTTTCTCTGAACCACTAAAGGAGGTCTTCATACAGTCAAGGGGCACCAGTGATTTCGTTCCAGTCTCAAGACATGTAATAAGCCCCATAACAAAGACAAGTGGTAACGAGATGAAGATTCAACTATTGATAGAGGTGAGATAATGGCGACAACAGGCAATCCACTTTCAGGACACACTTCTGCTAATTACAACTCTGCTCATTCAGCGGGTTCAGGGGCAGCGGTAGATGGTCTTAGAGATGGTGACCAGATACTATCAGCGTCATTCACTAACATCCTAGAGGGCATACATGGTAATGGTATACTCATGCTAGAGGGTGGTGCAGTAAGTGGCACTAATAGAAACAACCCCGACTTCCTTCCGGGCGCTGTTACCAAAGGGGTATCTAGTCATCAGGTAAAGATTCAAGGAGGCTATGTTGTATTAGACAGTTCCATGTATGCCTTTGCAGATGGATACGATACCGATGGAACTCCAGATGACATATCCATAAATCTCACAGGAAACAGCATTCACAAGACAGGCACAACAAGTGCATTAACCACAGGCAAGGAATGTCTGTTTACTATCTTCGTGAACGCCAATGACTCTAGTAGCACCAAACATATTAGATTCCAACAAAGCAGTCTAGTGGATACAGGCACAGGAGTTTATCCCTCTTCTCCTAATTCATTCCTCATAGACGATGGAACCAGCACATCAGTCAAGGAGACAGTGATTTTAGCCACAGTTAGAGCGATATTCAATGGTTCAGCGTCTGGTGATAATACTGGCACCCATGGTTTGGCACTCACAATAACAGAAATAAATGACAAGAGAGTATTCCTCAAACCGTCACCAATGTTCATCACCCCTCTAACCAAAGGTGTTCCGAAGAACAAGGATACAGCGAACTCAGTCAACAGTCACAGCGACCTAGATGCATTCCAAAGCGAGGCTGGTGACTTTGCCTCTTCACCATTCGGTGCTGTATGGATGTCCCATTCCACAGACAAGGTCACCGCAGGAGGCACTAGATTAGGTGATGTGGGCGACGATGTGTTGTTCTTCGCATCGCATGAATCAGATGGTTCTCCTAAGACCCTGAGACTAGCACCTGATAGAATAAACACAGGGACACCTACTGGTGTCAACCACTTTACCCATGATGGTCCCAATATCTTCATCGTTGCGCCGGGTGGTGCTGGATGTTCCTTGAACCCAGACAACACTAGCAATGAGTTTGCGCCCGGCTCTATTGTCTATATCAGGAATACAAACGCAACAAGTGGTCACCCAATCAACTTCGATACCATTGGGGCAAGTGCTATGGATTACCAGATTACAGGTGGTCAAAGCGCAATCATCATCCGTAACAACAGTAGTAGTAACCCAAAGTGGTCTGTACTCATCAACGCTTCATCCAGTGGGACAGGAGCAGTGTCTGCCTTGAATGGTGCAACTGAAAATGAACTTGTCACTATTGGGTCCACTACAACTGAACTAGATGCGGAAGCCCTACTGAAGTTCGATGGCGCTACTCTTGAAGTAGGGGCTTCTGGTAATGGTGCTGATTTACTACTACACTCTGCTACTGCTGCTCATGTCGGTCTAAAATGGGACCACGATGACCAGACTGACGGCTCTCTAACTCTAGGGGCTGACAACCATGGTATAGATTTCAAGGCATACGGAGAGACTGCTGGCCAGTTCATTCACTGGGATGCTTCCGCTGATACACTCTTTGTCACGTCTACATTGGATATAGACGGTGCAGTAAACGTGGGTGTGGATGGGACTGGTTACGATGTGAAGTTCTTCGGTGATACTGCTGGGGCATACGTGATGTGGGACCAGAGTCAGGACGACCTCATCCTTGGTGGTGCTGCTAGACTCGGTATAGGAGACACAGCACCCGGTACACAATTACAGATATCCGCAGACGGTCCTACAATCACACTCAAGAACAGCGTTGCTGAGAATGGAGAGGGTGGTGCTGAGAGCAATATCCTATTCGAGGACCACGCAGATGCTTCCTTAGCGAGTATACAGGGTAGTCACCACGGAACTGCTGATGATACCAAGGGTAAACTCATCATGAGCACGCACAATGGTACATCACTCACCACTGCTGTGACGATAGACTCAGCACAGAAGACCACTCTCGCTGGTGAGGTGGTGATTGGTGGTGACCTCACAGTCAACGGGACCACTACGACAATCAACAGCACCACCATGACCACAGACAACATAATCCTCACTCTAGGAGGAGACACCCCTCCCGGCAGCAATGACTCCAAGGACAAGGGCATAGAGTTCAGGTATTATGACTCTCAAGCCAGAATAGGGTTCTTCGGATATGACGAGGATGCCGCTAACTTCACCTTCCTCACAGCGGCCACCAATACTAGTAACGTGTTCAGTGGTACAAAGGGCACAATCAATGCCAACCTCTCAGGTAATTTATCTGGGGGCACAATCAATGCCACTACCATAACTGGTACTGCTGATTTGATTATCAACACCAATGACTTCGTGGTGGATACAGATACCACCAACCCTGCTAAGGTAGGAATCAATCAAGCAAGCCCGATAGCATCACTACAGATAGCCACGACTGGTTTGGAGAGTCAAACTATTGACTCTGGTAGCACCTCCAGCAACGCTGTCGTCACTCTATGCACTAGAACTCAATTCAGGTCATTGAAGGTGTTTGTATCAAGCAAGGCCGATGATGACACAGCATTTGAGGCTACTGAGATTCTAGTAACACATAACGGCGCTTCGGGTGGCACTGTGGCATCCACAACATACGGTACAGTCACAATAGGTGGAGGAGCAGGAGGCTCCCCTGCCGCAATAGCAGCATATGCTGTTGCTTTAAGTGGTGATAATTTACAACTCACAATCAATTACAATCAAGTAAACGGGTCAGACAAAGATTTTACTACAAACATCCACTGGATAGGACTGGCGATATAGGGGGGTGAATGAATGGCAGAGAAGGATTTTCGTGTAAGGAAAGGATTAGTGGTTGATGGGACCGCAGCGGCAACCAGCGTTGCTGTCACCACAGGGAACGTGGTACTGACTGCTGGAACACTCGGTCTCACTGATGGTATTCTACTAAGCACAGTGAGTGGTACCCCTAATGTATCACTAATATCCTCACAACCCACTGATGGTAACATCAAGATTGCACCTAACGGTGCTGGTGACATCGTATTCGACACAGACAACCTCGATGTCAGTGCTGACTCAATGAAAATCAGCATCAAGGACAATGTCACTGCTTCACTCGACATAACAGAGGCAGGTAACTCCTATCTCAAGTTCACGACCACAGACGGGGGCAGTGAAGCAGCATCAGGGTTGATTACCTTTGGTAAGGCCAGCACTTTCGCTGGAACTACTATCGCTAACTTAGGGACCGTTACGACTGCCACATCAATCACCTCTACTGCATTTGTAGGAGCATTAGACGGTGAAGTGGGTGGAACCACACCTGCTGCTGGTACGTTTACCTCTATTAGTGTGGGTGATGGAGACATCACCAATGTTGGAGACATCAATACAGATAGTATCAGTGTTGATGCTGCCGCTACTGGTCTCAATGTGGATTTCAGTGCTGCTAACACTGGTACTGGAGTGATTACTCTCAGAGATGCTATGGCAGACGCTCTCAGTATAACAGACGGAACAAACGACTGGATGGTGTTCAATACTGATGGAGAAACACTTACCTTCGGTAGAAACTCTACCTTCGCTGGAACTACCATAGCCAGCCTAGGTACTGTATCTGCTGCAACCTCAATCACTTCTACTGCATTTGTAGGTCCAATAGACGGTATAGTAGGTGGAAACACACCTGCCGCTGGTTCGTTTACCACCCTCGGTGCATCCAGCACCAGCGCTCTAGTAGGCGCAGTCACGATAGGCGATGCAAGCACTCACGGAAACATCACTAGTGCTGCTGGGAAGTACATCACCATAGCACCGGGAGATGCCACTGGCACTGATACGAATGGAGGTCGCACTACCATACAGGGCGGAGCAGGGACAGGTGAAGGTGATGGAGGGTACGTCACATTCGAGTTAGCACCACCCGGAGCGGGTACTGGTGCTGGTTCTAACCCCCATGTGACTGCCTTTACATTGAATGCACTAGTGAATGGCGCTAACCCCACTGCTGTATTCACTGGCGTGACTACAGCACCTACATTCGCCACATCCAATACGACTACCGGCATAACAGTCAGTGGTTCGACTATATCTACCGATGGCTCTCAAACCAACATACATCTCACACTCGACCCACAAGGGACTGGGGAGATAGACGCTCAAGCAGCCTTGGACATGAACGACCTCAACATCAAACATGTCGATACGATGTACGTGCTCAACGTAGATGCAAATCAAGTAGGTGCGGGAACTACTGATGTGATAAACATCGGTAGAACCGATAACGTCACAATCGGTGGAACTGCGCTGGCTGACAACAACATCGCATTGCAGGTCAATGGTGGTGCTAACGCAGCCTTGCACGCCAACACAGGGGCAGGAAGTGCTGGCGGTGATGCTGACTACACCGAGGTTCGACTTCACATAGGGGTCACTGAGACAGAGATGTCTGACCTTACCCATCCTAAGGAATTAGTTGCCCTCGTCTTACAGAACAGCAACTCAGGCACTAACAACTCTGCGGGCGCTAAGGGTATAATCTTCGATGTGCCTACTGGTACTCCCGGTACTAATTCTGACGGGTCTACTTGGGGTATTGGGACCACTCAAGACGACATGAAGAGGTTCGTCATAGGGTTCGCAGGTACTAAACAAGGTTGGGATAACTCGACCAAGGGTACTACCAACTCGCCTTTGAACGACACGAGAGCAGCAGACTCACAACCGCTCTACGTCATGGATGAGGGCGGTAATCACTACGTGCAAATCGGCACGCATATCGGTAGTGCTGCTACCGCTGGTACGTTCAATTTCATAGAGGGCAATTCCCATGCCACCGCACCCAAGACCAAGATTCAGATAACCGGCGAGGGTGCAATCAGATTCTACGAGACTGGTGACTCAGAAAACGCCTACATAGCGATTCAAGCACCAGCAAACCTAACTGGAACAACCACCAACTACACGCTCACTCTACCAGTGGATGATGGGGCGAGTGGAGAAGTCCTTCAGACCGATGGTAGCGGTGTTCTGAGTTGGTCTGCTGCGGCCTCTGGTGGTATAGCCCTCACTGACTTGTCTGTCGGGGCAGAGGCAACCGCTGCTGGTGATGGAGGGATATCATATGCCAGCGGTACTGGTGT